CACCATGTATGCACAGTACCTTTACGATAAACGTATGGACGGTGTATCTGTCATGCCAAGAGCATTACGCTACGAATTGAATAATCGACTGTTCCAGGAGAAAGCGAATGCGTGATGACGGTGTTCTGTACATATGCGATCTCGACAACACAGCTGAAAACGGAAATATGCCGAGAGAGTATTTGAGAATCATCAACAAATATTGGTTCGAGAATCGATATATCGGCTATGGAAGAAGCTATGCCGCTCAAGGTGTTAATGAACGGATCGACAGATTAGTCCGTGTCAAACAGTCACAGTTGATTCATGTTGGTCAATATGCTGTATTGGGCAATGGCGAACAGTATCGAATCACTTTAGTGTCGCACGGACAGGATGTGAACGAACGTACAAAGATGGTCAATTCCAAGTATTATCGTCAGCCTACGGTCGTAGGTCTTAAATATACCGAATTGACTCTTGTCAAGCTGGAGAACAATTATGATATTACAATTGACTAAATTAAGAGATGCATTGACATCTATTAATGGTCTTAAAGTCTATCACTATTGGCATCCACGTTTGGAAGCACCGTATTGCATATGGGCAGAAGAATCCGAGGGTGATTCCTTTTGGTCATCCAATCACAAAAAAGAGCAAGTAATCACAGGAACAATCGATTATTACACTAAACAGGATCTCGACCCTATGGTCGATATCATTCAAGACAGATTAAATCAAATCGAGCCTTTGGGATGGACACTTAATAGTGTTATCTATGAAGATGAAACGAATTTAATTCACTACTCCTGGGATTGGGAGATCGTATGAAATACAGATTCAAAGGGTTGAAAGAGTATGTGGAAAAGCTTGAACGGCTTTCCAATCCGTTTAACACAGAGGTCTGCATCGAAAACGCAGTCGGCGAGGGTGCGAAAGTAGTTTCCGAATACACGGTAAACGAGTTGCACGGATTGCCGACAGACGATACCCCAGGGAGAATTCCTCATAGAAACGGAATAAGGTCCATACAGAAGAAATTTCTGATCAAAGAATTCGGTATCACTCCATTGGCTAACGATAAGGGGTTCATCAACGAGAAGACAGGTGTAGACAGGGGCGTTCTCGATTATCACGGCAGAGGTTATACACCGGCTGTAGTATTGGCGAGATCGCTTGAACGGGGAACATCGTTCATGCCTAAAAACCCTGTCTTTTCAAGAGCATCCCGAAAGGCTAGGAAGCCATGCCTTAAAGCTATGGAAGATTCTTTGAACAGAGATATTGCTTTAATCTGCGCTAACAACATCAAGAGATTAAAAAGGAGTAAATAAACATGGCAAATGGAAAAGTAATCACAGGTTACTCAAAACCTTATGTTGCTTTATACGCTGCGAATAACGGCTCTCCAACATATTCGGGTGGTATGCCACTCGCAAGAGGTGTTGATGTTTCTGTCGAAGCAGAAACAGGTGACTCCGTAAATTTCTACGCTGACAACGTACTTGCTGAATCTGTAGGTGGTGTCTTCACAGGTGCTACGATCACCATGACTGTTGACGGCTTAAAGGATGCCGCAAGACAGCTTATCATGGGCCTGCCCGAACCATCTTCCGTAACTGTCGGACAGAGTACTACCGTTGAAGTATATGACTACGATGACAGACAGAACATTCCATATGTCGGTATTGGTTTCATCATCCGTTATATGGAACAGGGTGTCACTACTTATCAGCCTGTTGTCTTTACGAAAGCTGCTTTCTCCGTTGACGGAATCGAAGCTGCTACACAGGAAGAAGAGGTAGAGTTCCAGACTACCGAACTTGAAGCATCTCTGTTAAGGGATGATTCCACAAACCACATTTGGAAGAGGATCGCAGCCGATCAGACTACTGAAGCAGCCGCTGAAGCAGTCATCAGAACAATGCTCAATATCACAGGAGCATAAAAATGAAAATCAGAGGGAGAGAAATCAAGTTCTTACGAACTGTAAAAGCCACAGTTGATATCATGTCTATCTGCCCCGATGAAAACATCGAAAGGCTGCCGGAACTGATGTCGGGATCTTTAAAGGTATCGACAGAAGTTGGTGCGAAAATCATTCATGCGTTAAACGAGGGTTATGAAATGAACAAGCATTTTGATGACCCTACATACAAGCCAAATATCATCAGCGAAGAAGAGATTCTTTACCTTGATAACAACGTATATAATGAATTACTCGCATCGGCGTTCGCCAGTATCGGAAACGGTGCAGAAACAACGATAGAAGCTGAAAAACCCAAAAAAAAAGAGGAGAAAAAGGTAACAGACTAAATCTTGCCTGGTTTCTCTTTTATGGGAGAAGAATAGGAATGGGCAAGAAAGAGATCTTATGTACTCCAATCGGAGAAATGTTGGATATGCTTTCTTGCCTTTCTATTTATGAGGGCGGTGCGAAACAGAAACCGCCAAAAATGAGGATGGAAGACTTTTTAAATTTAAAGTAAAGGAGAGGTTATGGCTACAAAGACACAAATTGGTGCAGTCATAGGAATTGAGGGTGCAACCAAGTACATGCAGACGATGAAGAACCTCGCAAGAGATACAAAGGTCTTCAAGGCTGACATGGAAGCCTTAACTTCATCATTTGATAAAAATGGAAAATCAATCGATCAGTTGAACAAGCAGAAAAAGATTTTGCAGAAGCTGATCGATAACGAGAATAAAAAACTTGTTGAGCAGAACAGATTGATGGACCAGGTCAATGACTCTGTCCTGGATGGAAGTATTTCTACAGAAAAGTGGGTTACCGCTCATAAAGAAATACAGACAGAGATCGACAAGACAACAACCAACCTCAACAAGTACGAACAGCAGCTGAAAAAGTTAAACGAGGACAATGCGCTTACTTTGGCTGCTGATGCATGGAAAAATGCCACAAGCAAGACGGGCGAAGTATTAAAAGACATCGGTGAAACATTCACCAAGTATGTCACTTTGCCTATTGTTGGTGGATTTACCGCAAGTGTCAAAGCGTATTCCGATTGGGAAACCGCAATGACCGGCGTAAGAAAAACCACGGGCATGGCTGGTGAAGAACTTGAGGAATTGGGCCACGGTCTTCAAGACATGGCTTTACAGACATCGTTCTCATCCAATGAGTTAGCAAAGATCGCACAGATTGCCGGTCAGCTTGGCATCAGAGGTGCTGACAATATTCTGCATTTTACGAAGATCGTTTCCGATTTGGGTCTTGCGACAGATTTAACTGCTGAAGATGCAGCTACTTCTTTAGCAAGGATCTTCAACATCACCGAGGGTGGTGTCAATGAGGGAACAATTGAGAAACTGGAAAAAATCGGTGATGTTATTGTCCATTTAGGCAATAACACAGCGACTACAGAGCCGGAAATCGCAGCAATGGCGAATAGGATGGCTTCCGCAGCACATACTGCCGGTTTGACTACAGAGGAAATCTTTGCGTTATCTGCTGCTCTGTCTTCAGTAGGTATCACGGCTGAAGCCGGTGGCTCTACGATTGGACAGGTATTGTCAAAACTTGATAAAGATGTTGCCGAGTGGTCAAAGGATGGCGAGGGCGATCTTCTCCGAATTGCCGAGATATCGGGAATGTCTGCGAAACAGTTCGCTGCCGCCTGGGAGAAAGAACCTGTAAGAGCGTTTGAAGCGTTCGTAACAGGATTAGGAAATCTCGAAGACGGGTCGGAAAACATCAATATCATTCTTGATGAATTAAGCATGGCTGGCATTCGTGAATCGAATATGTTAAAAGCACTGGCTGAAGCACAGGAAAACGGCACGGATTCTTCTCATATCTTTACGGAGTCATTAAGACTTATGGAAGAAGCTTATGGCGGGGTAAACGAAAAGGGAGAAAAGTGGAGTGCGTTACAGGAAGAAGCCAATGCCGCAAACAAGACTAGTGCCGTAAAATTCATGCAATTAAAGGAATCCTTGATTCAGTTAGGAGATGCAATTGGAGAACAGATCGTTCCTGTCCTTATCCCATTTGTAGAGAAATTAACTGATATCATCAGAAGCCTTCGTGACATGGATGACGAAACAAAACAGAATATTCTGAAGTTCCTTGGTCTTGTGGCTGTCATCGGTCCTGTTATTTCCAGCATTGGTAATTTGATGATATTTGTTGCGAAACTTAAGGCATCTATTGCTGTTCTTAAAGGAGCGGGCGGAATTACTGGTCTTATTAATGCATTAAGTGGAACAAATGGAAAAGGCGGTCTGATGTCCACATTCACGACTGTTTCTACATTTATTAAAGATAAATTCATTCCGTTATTAGGAACGAATGCCGGTGGTCTTGGCTTTGCTTTAGCATCTGTTGCGTTGATGTTCGCAGGTGCGAAAGATGCCGCCGAGAAGATGAATAAGAAGATGTATGAATCAGCGGAAGCGTGTGAGTATGTTGCACAGAGGTATCATTGGACAGAAGAAAAAGTCAATGAGTTTGGCTATACATGGGATGAAAACGGTCATCTTGTTGAATTAGGAACTCAAAGAATGCAGACGGCTGTGGAAGATACAACAGATGCGATCTTGTACGATGTAGATTTCTTAAAGAGCATGGTGCAGGACAAAGCAAAACAGACTGTCGATGATGTTGCTACCGCTATCGAAGAGGAAACTCCTACAGTACAGGAAGCCGGATATAAGATGGTCATTACAGGCGTTGATGATCCTATTACAGAAGAGATGGCTGCCGCACAGAATCACGGTGCTGAATTGACCGCAAACTTTGCTAGTGGTATCGAATCAAACCAGGGTCTTGTCGCAAGAGCCGCTTCGTGGATCGCAAGTACGGTAAGATCGTTCTTGCACTTTAGTGAACCAGATATAGGACCGATGAGCAATTTCCACACCTGGATGCCCGATATGATGTCAGAAATGGCATCGGGAATTCGGGATAACATGTATCTTGTTGAGAATGCTCTTGGGTCTTTAACGGGAACTATGGCAAATCAGCTTAACAACAATTACGCAAGTGCCGGTATGAACAATGGCATGATGGTAACGATCAATGTCAGCGGAAATAATATGAACTCTATGGAAGTTGCTAATTTAGTAGAACGGAAACTGTTGAACGAGGTGAAGAGAAACAGATATGCGTACTAATCCAATCGACAACTACTTTTCATTTGTAATGGACGGTGTTTCTGTACCAACATCGTCCAAAAACTTTAATGTTCTTGTGACAGGCTATGTCTACGGAACTCCCGAAAGGGAAGTGGAGAAAGTTTCCATCCCTGGAATCAATGGCGATTATATTTACGATCACGGCAAATACAGTAATATCCAAGTCACATATCATTGCGAGATCGCAAAGGACTTTAGGAACAATATTTTTGGTTTAAACAATGCTTTAGGCAGAGCGATGAAGTCCTATACCACTCTCCGTGATTCCTATGATACGGAACATTACAGAGAGGGAAGATTTGTTGGTCTTACCGCTCCCGAACCAGGGGCGTATGCCGACAGCGGAAAGTTTGATGTAATTTTTGACTGTAAACCGCAGAGGTTTGTTTCTGAACGTGACGACTACGATATTACAACCACTACAGATATCCATAATCCTACAGGCTATCCTGCACTTCCGATCATTTATGTAAGAAGTGCTGGAACATTCACGATAGCAAATCTTACAGTAGGTGGAAGCCATACAATGACTGTAATGCAGTCTTACTTTGATGAAATCGGTGGAATTTTAGTCATAGATTGCGAGAAGAAAGCCTGTTATAGCCAAAGCGGTGTGAATGCGAACAAATATGTTTCTGGAATATTCCCATCGCTCGAATTCGGCAACAACAGAGTAACAATATCAAACGGAATAACAATGGGTCTTAACCCTAGATGGTGGACATTATGATCCCTGTATTGTATGACAAAAGCACAACAGATGTTTCCAACCTTGGCATTGGTTCTTTGGGCGAAACTATCAGCTGCACAGTAAGCGAGAAAATTGACGAGTACTTTACCCTGGATCTTATTTATCCTTTAACAGGTATGTATGCGAATGATTTGGAATTAGACAACATCATTGCAGCAAGTGTTAAGGGATATAGTTTAAGACAGTTATTTAGGATCGTAAGAATAGAAAAGAACCAACAGGACATCCAGGTCCATGCCGTTCACGTTTCCTATCAATTGAATTCGATCCCTGTAAATAAGTTCACGGCAAATTCGGCAGCAGCTGCTATGTCGGGATTGAAAAACAATTCCGCAGACACGAACCCTTTTGATTTCAACAGCAATATCACAAGCAGCACACCTTTCTCTATGGAAGAGCCTGGAATGATCAGAGAACTGCTATTAGGGAGTGGGGGGATTGCCGAAACTTATGGCGGCGAGGTCCTTTTCAATAACTACCATGTAACGCTTGTCAGCAGAAGAGGAAGCGTAGCGGATTCCGACTTCATGTACGGGAAGAACATAGTCACAATTGTGAGGAGCATTTCCGCTGAAGATTTGGTTACTGCTATCTATCCTTTCTATAAGAAAGATGACACGCTTGTTGTCTTGCCCGAGGGAATTATTTCAACTTCCACGGCATCCAATTACGCCTACAAGCGTGTGGCTATTGTCGATTTATCTTCTGAATTCGACAGCGAAACCACTCCAACAGTAAGCGAATTAAGAACAAAAGCACAGGAGTACTTAAACAATTCGGGTGTGGGTTTACATACGGATTCAATTGAGGTCGTACCTGTCATTTTATCGGATTATGAGGACAACGAAATACCCGAAAGTATCTTAATTGGTGATACAGTAAATGTTTCCTATGAGCCATTAGGAATATCCTACTCCGCAAGAATTACAGCTTATGAGTGGGATGTTTTAATGATGAGATACATTGCTGTAACAGTAGGAAAACCAGGGGAATCGTTGGCTGAATATATCAACCATAGCACAGGATCTAGTGTAGCAGCAGGCAGCGGTGGCGGCGGCGGCGGAACAATTATTATTGATTCTTCCATGTCCGATACTTCCGTCAATGCTGTTATGAACAAGACCATCAAACTGTATGTTGACGGTATCGCCGGTACTAAAGTGGACAAGGAAGCCAATAAAGGATTATCCACAAACGATTTCACAAACGCATTGAAGAGCAAGCTTGATGGAATTCAAGCCGGTGCGGAAGTCAACGTACAGGCTGACTGGGATGAAACAAACACTTCAAGCGATGCATTCATAAAGAATAAGCCATATATACCGGCAGGTGTTTACATCGGAGAAACGATCTCTTCTGTAAGTAATATGCTGGTTGGGCAGACATCTTCGGGGGCATTC